ACAACAACAATGCTAACAACACTAATGGGGGTGTCCTGGCTTGTAACATAATCTAAAAATCTAAGAATCTGCCCCGTCAGGGGCGAGAAAGGAATTATATGTCAGTAGTAAAGTCCAAAAGAGGAAAATCAAAATTTGAGGTTTTAGTAAAAGCCAATGAATTAGCTGCTTTTACAATTCGTATATGTAGTAATGAAAAGAATTTTCCAAAAAGATATCGTTGGGCCATTACTTCTAAGATAGTCAACGAGGCTATTGATATTTGCAGATACATCAGAAAAGCTAATAAGCGCGTTCTCAACAGGGAAATGCTTAAAGAGTATAAGAAGCGTCGTAAATATCAGAATAAAGCTCTTGGCAGCATAGATTCCATGCTCGCCCTGATGGATATTGCCTATTATACATTCCATATAAAAGATGAAAAGATAGATAATTGGGTAGATATGGTGGTGTCTTTACAGACACTCTTAGAAGGCTGGAAAAAATCTGATAAAAACTTTATGAAACAGAAAGGTTAATGATTGTTAATTCGACCCCGAACTCAGGCAACGCGAACAACGTCCGTAATGTGAACACTACAGGTCAGTTGAACAACAACAATGCTAACAACACTAATGGGGGTGTCCTGGATTGTTAAAAAGCGAGTATTAAAGTAAGCCGTTTGGCTGAAATCAAAGCATTATACAAGGAATCATTATCCTGTCCGATAAGGCGAAAATAGAGCGTGGATGCAATTACCGTACTTGATATTGAATATCTTCCGGTAGGATTGCTGTACACTGCGACTAATTTAAAATAATCAATGTGGAGGTTCCAATGTTATCGAATGTTGGAAAAGATATATGCAGCTTTTATAATTTATATAGAGCTATGCTTTTATGTAAACGAGGCGTTATATGGAAAGATAGCGTTGCTGGATATGTCGTAAATGGACTTGTAAGAATACATAGTTTGAAGAAAAGTCTTGAAAAAGGTACTTATAAAATATCTCCGTATGCAAATTTCAAAGTATATGAGCCAAAAGAAAGAGATATTTTAAGTACAAAAATGAAAGACCGAGTTTTTCAAAGAAGTTTTGTTGATAATTACTTCTATGATGAAATGACCCGGTCTTTTATTTATGACAATGGTGCGTGCCAGAGAGGTCGTGGAACCGAAAGAACTCGTAAAAGATTAATTTGCCATCTTCAGCGGTTTTATCGAAAACATGGTACCAACGGCTATGCATTGAAAGGCGATTTGACAAATTTTTTTGGCAGCACAAGCCATGATTTAGCTTATAGGTCAGTTAAGAAAAGAATCAATGATACATGGGCTTCTATTGAGAGTAAACGAATTATTGACAGTTTTGATAATGGTCCGGATCCGGATGTTGGAATGGGACTCGGATCACAATGTACACAAATTATTCAATTAGCGGTACTTGATGAATTTGATCATTATGTGAAAGAAGTTTTACGGATGAAACATTATGTTAGATATAACGACGATTTTATACTCATTCACGAAGACAAGGAATATTTAAGTTATTGCTTATCAGAAATTAATAAATGGATGAGTGCAAGAGGACTGAAATTAAATCCTAAGAAGACACAGATAATAAAACTTTCTCAAGGTATTAAATTTCTCGGATTTCGTTTCCGCTTAACCGAAACTGGAAAAGTAGTTATGACTCTTCTTCCGGAAAAGATTTCTCATCAGAGAAGAAAATTAAAGAGGATGGCCGACAGAGTTGCCAGAGGAGAAATGACAAAAGTTGACGTTGATCGTAGTTATGAGAGTTTCAAAGCAAACATAACAAATAATGGTAAGCATAAGAGTGAGCATCCGGGTAAAAGAGCTAGACGTAATTGTCATGGATTGGAATTAGCCATGGATGCTTTTTATAAAGATTTATGGAGGGATGATGAATGTTCGGATTTAAGACGATCTTCAATCAGTTAATAGAAGCTCGAAGAGATAACGAAGCTTTATTAGCTAGAATTGTAAAAGCAAACTCAGACATCGAGTATCTTGCAATGATGACTAACAATGAATTAGAACAGGAGGAAACTGACGATGCCGGAGAAGAGATCTAAGAATTTTGAAAAAGTAAAAAGATACTATGATAATGGGCTTTGGAAAATCAAAAGAGTGCGAGACGCAGTTCCTAGATGGATTACCCCAGAAGAGTTTGAGCTCATTATTGGAGAAGCATACGTGGAAGAATAGCTAGGAGAAAAGTCAAAATGGAATTTAATATTAAGACCAGGCTTGCACATGCTTGGAATGCTTTTATGAACCGGGACCCGACATATTATAATGTTGGCCCCGGTTATTCTTTGCGTCCAGATAGACCACGATTAGGTCATGGAAACGAACGCTCCATAGTATCCTCTATATTTAATCGCATAGCATTGGATGCGGCAGCTATAGATATTAAACACTGTAGATTAGATTCTTCTGGACGATTCATTGAAGAGATTGAGTCGGGAATAAATGGGTGCTTGAATTTCGAAGCGAATATTGATCAATCGGGACGAGCATTTCTCCACGATGTGGTTTTATCTATGCTTGACGAGGGTGCAGTAGCTATCGTTCCGGTGGACACATCATTCAACCCAAAGATAAGTAATTCATTCAGTATCGATTCGGTCCGAACCGGGAAAATAATTGAATGGTACCCAAAGCATGTCAAAGTCCGAATCTATAACGATCGACGAGGAGAAAAAGAAGACATTCTTTTACCAAAAAGTCAGGTAGGAATTATTGAGAATCCATTATATGCAATCGTTAACGAGCCAAACTCTACACTGCAGAGACTGATGAGAAAGCTCAGCCTATTGGATGCGACAGATGAAAAAACGGCATCTGGTAAATTGGATTTAATCATTCAGCTTCCGTATGTAGCCAAAACTCAGGCACGTAGAGAGCAGGCTGAGAGACGACGAAATGATATGGAAGAACAGCTCACAAATTCGAAGTATGGAGTAGCTTACATCGATGGTACAGAGAAAGTCATCCAGCTGAATCGGTCATTAGAGAACAATCTTCTCAAACAGGTCGAATACTGGACTAATATGCTTTACAGTCAGCTAGGTATTACGCAGGCAGTTCTGGACGGAACAGCTGATGAACAGACTATGCTGAATTATAACAATCGTACGGTTGAACCTATCATAGCCGCGATTGCAGACGAATTAAAACGTAAATTTCTAACAAAGACCGCTCGATCTCAAGGGCAGTCTATCGAATATTTCAGAGATCCGTTCCGACTGGTTCCAGTCAATAATATCGCAGAAATTGCTGATAAATTCACACGAAACGAAATTATGACATCTAACGAGATAAGACAAATCGTTGGTATGAAACCAGCCGATGATCCGAAAGCTGACGAGTTACGAAATAGTAATATCAGTCAGTCTAAGCAGGAAGCGGAGAATGCTGTTCCTGTAATAAAAAATGAAGAGAGGAGAGAAGGTCAAAATGGATAATTGTGATTTTAGCGGATATGCCACTCGTAATGATTTACTCTGCGGTGATGGCGTTACTATCCGTAAAGATGCGTTCAAAGGTAATGACGGATGCGAAGTTCCATTAGTTTGGAACCATGAACATAATGATCCGAATGCAGTTCTTGGCCATGCAGTTCTGGAAAACCGCGATGATGGCGTATATGCCTACGGTGTATTCAATGACACTGAACAGGGGCAGACTGCTAAGAAACTTGTGCAGAATGGAGATGTAAGATCTCTTTCTATTTGGGCTAATCAGCTCAAAAAGATTGGTAAAGACGTTGTTCACGGAAATATCAGGGAGCTTAGTCTTGTGTTGGCTGGAGCTAATCCTGGAGCTTACGTGGATTTTGTTATGGCGCATTCTGCCGAGGGCGAAGAGGAGATGGAAGTATCATGGGATGAGAATATTATGCTCTATCACTCAGCTGATACCGAAAAGAAAGGAGAAAACAAAGTGGCTGAAGAAACCAAAAAACCAGAAACGTCAGAAGGTTCTGATGATAAAACCATCAAAAAGGTAAAAGAGGTATTGGATACCATGAATGACGAGCAGAAAGAAGCTATGTATGCTGTACTTGGCATGGCACTTCCTGATGATGAAGATGATGATGAAAAAGGAGGAAATGTAGTGAAACATAACATTTTTGACAACGAAGAAAGAGAGCAGGCAAATAAGTCTATTCTTAGCCACTCTGACGAAATGAAAATTGTATCTATGGCTAAGCAGAGTGGCATTGGATCACTGAGAGCGGCAATGAATATCTTTGCAGAGGAGAATGCCGGCACATTAGCTCATGGAGTATTTGACGACGAAGTTGAGAAACTGTTTCCTGAGTATGAGCTTCTGAAAAAAGGTGAGCCGGAAACTCTTACCAGAGATCAGTCCTGGATTGATACTGCTATGGCTAAAATTCATAAGAGTCCGTATACCCGTATCAAGACCCGTCAGGCTGACGCTCGTATCGCTGAGCTGAAAGCTAAAGGTTACCAGAAGAAGGGCGATTATAAGAAAGAAATGGCGAAAATCAAACTGCTGTCCCGTACAACAGACCCTCAGACAGTTTATATCAAAGATACCTTACAGCGTGACGATATCGTTGATATTACAGACTTTGATGTAGTTGCATATCAGTGGAACATCATGAGACAGACTCTGAATGAAGAACTGATTATGGCTGCACTGGTTGGCGATGGTCGTGAAGACGGTGATCCGGATAAAATTCATGAAGATCATATCCGTTCTATCTGGAACGATGACGAGCTGTATACAATTCATCAGACAGTAGATTTCGATAAAGCTAAACAGGAACTTCAGGGTTCTAATACAGGTGCTAACTTTGGTGAGAACTATATCAAAGCCGAAGCTATTATTATTGCATCTCTGTATGCGCGTGAGAAGTACAAAGGATCAGGTTCACTTGACTTCTACTGTACACCACATCTGCTTAACGTGATGCTTCTGGCTCGTGATCTGAACGGTCGTCGTATTTATGATTCTAAAGCTGATCTTGCTGCAGCACTCAACGTAAACTCCATTGTTACTGTTGAGCAGTTTGAGGGCCTCGAAAGAACCGATAGCGAGACTAATAAGCATAAACTGCTTGGTCTGTTTGTAAATCTCGGAGACTACCAGTTTGGTGCTGCTAAGGGTGGCGAAGTATCTAAGTTCGATAACTTTGATATCGATTTCAACCAGTACAAATATCTGCTTGAGACAAGACTGTCTGGTTCTCTTACAAAGGTATATTCTGCTATTGCTCTTGAAGAGAATGTAGCGTAATTATACCTAGAAGTTAGTTAAAACAAACTTTAAATATTATAAAGGAGATTAAGAACATGAAAGCTATGTTATCACAGCCGATGGCTGGAAGAACCGATGCTGAAATTATTGCAACCAGAGAAAAAGCAGTCAAGGCTTTAAAAGAAAAAGGATATGAGATTGTAAATACACTTTTTACAGATGAATGGTACAGCAAAGAAAATATGAAAGAACGAGGCGTTGTTCAAATTCCGTTATGTTTTCTTGCCAAATCATTAGAGAACATGAGCTTGTGTCATGCCGCTTATTTCTGCAAAGGCTGGGAAAATGCCAGAGGATGTAAAATAGAACATGACGCAGCAGTAGCCTATGGGCTTGATATTATCTATGAAGAATAAGGAGATTAAGAACATGGAAGTGATGTACATGAACGCTGGCGATAAAAATATCGCGGTAAGAAAAGTGTATGCCAAAGCGGATGGTGTAGCATATGCAGAATCCACCTTTAAAACAAAGCTGACTCCAGATGAACTGGAAGACGCTTTCTATAAAGGAATGGTAGTGATCGATGCTGCAGGTGTAGTTTATCGTCCGATTAGCTGTAAAGTAGCTTCAAAAGTTGTTACTGTTACATATGCCACAACTGATACTACACCTACAGCTGCTAAACTCGCCACAGTTAAGGCAGAGTGATTCTGGGAGGACAATTAGATGAGTAAATGGTTTGGTAAAATCGGCTATGCTGTCACCAACGAGACGGAGACGGAGCCTGGGTTATGGGATGATACAATTCTCGAACGCGAATATTATGGTGATATGACCTATGATCGCAGAAAAAGACAGACATCTGGCAGTATTAATGACAATATCTTACTCGCGAATGTGGTTAGTATTTTAGCCGATCCATTTGCTATCGAAAATTGTTCTTACATGGCTTATGCTGAAATTATGGGTACTAAGTGGAAAATCTCAGAAGTTGAGGTTCAGTATCCAAGATTAATCTTGACTATAGGAGGTGTCTGGAATGGGGACACGACTGGAACTACAGAGCAAACTTGAAGAGTTGCTTGGGTGCAGACATGTTTACTATCAGTCCCCCGAATCGGTCAAAATGGAATATCCCGCAATAAGGTATTCCAGAAGTAGGATAGATTCAGAACGTGCTGATAATACAGCATATCTGAAACACAAACGATACGAGCTAATTGTGATATCAAGAAAACC